ATCCTTAGCCGTGTATGTTTCAGTTTTGGTTTGCTTACCTAGCAACTTAGCAGTTTCGGCACGATCCTGTAGCATTTTGACTACACGATGTACTGGAACAAACTTACCGTCTGCCGTTTGAAGATGCGCCTTCCGAAGCGCAAAGGGAACTTCTCCGCCCTTTGTTGCTAGTTCGTGCAAATGCTTCGGAGTAATATCTACTGGGACTCCGCCAACATCGAAAGGCACACCATTTTGATCGAAGGTAGCAAATGCCTTACCCGCAGAATCATAAGTTTCAGGGTGAATAATATCCTGAATACCCTTTTTGACTTCCTGCGACGGAGTACCCGAAGTGACAATCTCACGAGTTTTCTGAACGTCCTGCAATACCTTCTTGGGAACGCCGGGCTCGATCATATGATACGGATGAACTTCCAAATTCGGATCGTATCGAGCGTGCTCAAATGGCGCAAGAATTTCTGCTGCCTTAGCCTTATGTGCAGCCAAAGCAGCCTGAGCAGTATTGAAACGATCGGTCGCCGGTGATGGAGCAAGCAATCCTTGGCCGGGCTGCAAAGCCAAAGTCTTATCGCGTGCCGTGAGTTTTGCTATATTGGATTCCGAGGCAGGAGTCAAACTTCCAGGCTCAAACCCAGGAAGTTGGGGCTCATTAAACTTCGCAACTGCTTTATCCGCAACGGTAGAGTTAACCTTAGCCATTCCTGTCGTATCCAAGGAATCGACTGCTACTTGTTCCGGAGTTGCACCAACCTTAGCCTCTTGAACAACCTTTTCCTGCGGACCCTTAAGTGGATTCTTGGTACGGAAAGCAGCCTTAACTCCGCCTTGTTCCAAAACCTTCGGCAAATCCTTACCGACTGCGCCAAATGCTGCCCTAGTTCCGACACGCGCTGCCTTAGCAATATCTGCACCGGGAACATATGACAAAGGATCGAGAGCGATATCCGGACCCATATTCATTGCGAGTTTAGCAAAGGGTCCGGCTTCGTTAATGGTACGCACAAAAGCGCCACCAGCATTATTCTGCTTGGCGAGCGCTGCGGTGAAATCAGAAGTCGTGTGATGAGTTTGTCCAGAAAGTCCTTGCCATGCTGCACCGAGAACATCTTGAAGTTTGTTATGGTGCGGATCGAGAGTTTGGAGCGCTCCACCTTCTATACCATAGAAAGGTCGCTCAACAAAATCAACAGCCGAACCGATAGCATTCCATGCACCTTTAGCGGCACCCCCAATACCGCCGCCACCGGAAGTAGATCGGGGCTGTAGGTTTTTCCATTCGGCATTTTGTGCCGCAGAACCTTCCAGTTTTCCCTGCAAGATATCATATAGGGAGTTACGTGGGTTCTGATGCAAACCGCTACCAGCGTGCTTTGCCGCAATTTGGGCTACGATTTGGTCAAGGTAACTCACGGATACCTACTCCCACCGTAGGGATTATTTGCCCCTCCTGCAATCTTGGTGTAGTAATCCTGAGCGAGTTGTGCAAGTTGCCGAGCATCAGTAGCCGGACCTGATTGACCATGAGCACGCTGATTTGCATTACTGCGAGCAAGAACCTTAGCAACAAAGTCGGCAGCACTCTTAAATCCACCAGCAGGTGTTCCGCCAATAAAGGTATCCTGAATAGCCTGAGCAGCATTTCTAGCGGCTGTCGGGTTTGTATACAGTCCAGTAAATCCACCTGCGGCTGTCGGGTGACCAGCAACATATGCTAGATACTCAGAAGGCGTCAGTTTACTGGGATCAATTTCCGCAGGAGTCTTATTGTTGGCCGCCGCAAGATCAATCTGCTGCTGTGCGCGCTGGGTTTGCAGAGTATTCCATGCATCGCGGGAACTACTACGTCCACTAGCAATTTGCATACCATACTTATTGACATTAGCAGCCTGACCGGCAGCAACATCTAGACGCTTATTAGCGAGGTCCTGTAGAGCGGACTGTAGCCTATTAGCAAAATCGGCCTTCGCATTGATTCCGCCCCATTTGGCAGTATCCTGAGCAAGTTGATTTTCCTGAACAGCATTTTGGCCCATTTGAGCATTAAAGTCAGACCAGTTTTGCTGTCGAGCACCTGTTTCTGCTCCCAATGTAGCCTTTGAAGTGGCAAGTTTTGCAAGCAATGGCGCAATGCTTTCCATGCTATTTCCGCTATTCTGAGCATTTGCGATAATCTCAGCGCGTGCAGCATCCAAAGCAGCGTTGCTGTTATTACTTACACTTCCCCAACCCTTAGTAAGTGCAGCACCACGGGCAGCAGTGTCAGTTTTGATTCCCTTTTCTCTGGCAGCGACTTCTTTGGCAATCAAATCCCACCCAAGACTAATGTCTTTGCTAGCATTACCGTAATTGGTCTTGGCTTGTCCTTCCTGCTGAGCAAGTAGCGCCAATTGCGGAGCAACTTCATTAGCCGCCATTTTCGCCGGGTCCATACCGGCATAAGGATCAACCCAAGCATCGCCAGCAGGAATTGCAGAGGATACTTTGGAATCTGCGGATGCCGCTAATTTAGTCCAAGGGTCCTGTTCCTGAAACGAATTACCCTGAGCAGTAGTATGTCCGCTTGTGAAAGCGTTTACACTGCCTGAGTATGGCTTAACGCTTTTAGGAATCGGAGTTGGCTTACTCGGTAGAACGGGACTTTGGGAGAAATAATATCCCATCGGCCCGCCGATAAAAGGATTGATTGCAGCCATTTAGATCACAACCCGTATTGTGCAGCGCGCCTAGCAAGCGCATCTATCTTGGCTTTAGATAGTTGTCCAGCATTTGACTTCTGATAATCAGCGGCAGCCGTCGCTTGGTCACTCGTCCAGTTCTGATACGCGGTGTCGAAGTCACTGAGTCGCTTTCCCCAATCGGTATTAAAATTGGTTTCAGCATTCTGCAAGGCCCCACCCAACATACCGCGAGAAGTGTAGTCGTTAATCATATCCTGCTGAGATTGATCCCGCTGCCCAACCAAGGCGTTACGATTTGAAGTATTCGTAATTCCATACTCCGTACCCGTCTTTTGATTCTGCGTATTGTAATCCTTGAGAGCGCTAGCCAACATATCGCGCTGTTGCTTATAAACAGTATCTCCTGCAAGCCATTCATCCGGAGTTTGCGGGCTTGGTGCAGGCTTTGCCGGAGGCGCAGGGGCCGTTGCGGAAACACGTCCAGAGGAATTACTTCCCACAGACTTTCCACTTCGAACAGGTGTGGATTGTACTTGCTGAGGCGCAAAATTCCTAGGAGGTGCAGGAGCATAATTCCTAGGAGGTGCTAGCCTTCTCGGAGCGACAGCCCTTTTAGGCTTTGCGGGAGCACCGACAAAAGGTGCAGGCTTTGTGGCAGTTCCGCTGCTAAAATAGGTTTGAGGCTGCGGGAAATTCTGACTGCCGGTTCCGCTGCTGAAATAATCGAACGCCATTTTAATACCCTCCTGCCCTACCGTTATACGGAGTTTGGGGCAACGGCCTCAATGCATCAGCAGAGGCATAATTCTGACTATTGTACGCCTTCATTTTGCGGAGCGCCGCATTTCGAATCAATCGTGCGCGATTGTCTCGCTGCGTATATCCTGCTTGATCCGAAGTAGCGCCGATATTTGGGGCAGCACGTCCTTCGGGACCGTATCTCTTATTGCCTGCGGCATATCGCTGAAATTGCTGACCACGGCCTGTGAGATAATCCTCAAAGTCCACGTTTGCCATGACCAAATCCTAACAGGGAGGCACACCCTAAGTCCAGTATTAATTGATCTTCTGCGGAACAAGTTGCTTGTTCACGATATAACTGGTAACAGAATACAATTGCAAAGGCCCCGTCGCCGTAGTTCCATCAAGAACCGAGGTGATAGTAAATTGCACCTGTCGGAATCTCAGAGATTTGAGATACTTCACAAACATACGAACACCCGAAGTATTTTTGATATCAACACTATCCGAAACAGTAATGCTAACATCAAGAGGCTGTCCCCACGTAGCGGGTGACATTGCTCCCCAAGTTCTCGGAGGCAATTGATTCCACCTAACGGGAAGTCCATATGTAACAGGAATTACCGTTACATCAATCTTTGATTTCGACAGCAGATCAATACCCCACCACGTCATATGTTTAAACGTGTACGGAACATTGAAAGCATAAACCTTGGTTCGCAACGAAGCAGTATAGGATTCGACTTCCGTTCCCGTAATCGCATCCTTCATTGCGAACATTCTATTAGCATTCGCACCGGCACTCAACTTTAGATAGTTCCCGGCAAAATACTGATCGATTCCCGTAGCAGTATTAACCAATGGAGACTTGATAAACATATCCGGTGTAAGAGCAGTAAGCCATTTTGTCCATGTACGTGTGGTGGTATTGAAAACGTAATGCGAATCGTAGTACCTGAAAATAACTCGGGCTCCCACAGAACTAACACAACTTGGCCGAGCCCAGTTATTTATGTAGGAATCGGAGAATGCAAACGGAACTCGGATATTCAACTGCTCCCAAGTCCAGTTATTGATTGCATACGCATCCCCACCACTCATCACATACATGACAGACTGATTCTCAGTCATACCGTCCAAACCATCAATGCCAACAGAAGAACTAAGTTGCTGCTGCTGGCCCTTAAATGGATCGGACTCATACGCATAAATGTATGTCGAGCGAGATTTGAAGATGACGATTGAACCTTGGAAAGAATAAATCTTACGAATACTTTGCCCATCACCATTATTAACGATGAAGTTCTTACTGGTATCCCATGCAGCACCGGGATCGGGGCCGGATACCGTTGCACTACACCAATACACAACACTAGGACTTGTAATATCCAAATCACCTGTGCCAACAAACATGAGATTTTTGTACATGCAGCAGGTAATACCTTTTGCCATTGTTGGAACTGTAGTAAATGTAGTTCCATCCCACGATCCGCCAGGATTAGCCTGACCGGGAGGCGCTACTAGCCAAATCTTATTATTAAACTGCACCATCGAAGATGCGGCAATAGTATTAGTGATAGTACCAAATGTGGCCGTGTTGATATTGTAGTACGAAGTAAGAACCGCACCAGCCCCGTCAGTCCCAGAGAAAATGACATAGTGCGTGCCATTCAAAAGGCTAAACACGCCGAGTATGCGGTTACTATATCTTCCGCCGGCGACAGCGGATGCAATGATTGAGGGACGAGATTTCAGAGAGCCGTCAATATCAATATCGAAGTTCGTAATATCGACGGCTTCTTCATCTGCGACAGCCGTAGGATCGGACTGGAGGTTAATCCCGCCGGGCCACGGTCCAATCTTTACGGGCTGCGCTCGCGTTGCCATGCTACATATCTTCCATGAGAACAGAAATGCGAGGGTACGTGTCTATCTCAGGGTGATTCTCTTGCTCCGATAGTACATTGAGCCTTTCCGTAAACTGACCCAATTTGAATTGCGAATTCTGTGGGTCCTCATCAAGTTCATAGGCTTTGCTGAGGCAAAATTGAAGGACATTCTCGTAGTAGGCATCGGGGACGATCAACTTCGAATTGGCAACGACAACATCGGGCTCCTTGATATAGTAGATTTTCAATGCACCAGTAGCACTTGTTTGCGGAATAGGATACAAATTAATGATCCCGCCCCACTCATACCATATCGTCGGGTCGGCTATTGTAGTCTTGGACGGATCCATCGACATTATGTATTCTTCGGCATCTTGGAAACTATGCCACTCCAACTTTGTGCCATTGAAGTGAATAGATTGGATACTAACAATATTAAGAGTATCAAGACTATACTCAGACTGACCAGCAACAACATCTGCCACACTGATCGTTTTAAGAATCTGATTACTGATGAGAATTTCACGTTGCGCCGTGTTAATCCAACGGAGAAGATCATCGTCCGTAATCTGTACAGAAGCCTCATCACCAAATGTTCTCCGTACATCACTGAAAACATCCTGTACCAGTTTGGTTGTGGTGTTAAGTCCCATCAGTAATCCCACCCGTACTTAACTTTGTTATGCCTCACGGTCTTGCGGGAACCAACCACAAAATTGGCAAACTCCTTGCGTTCCTCGGCTTCTTCCATGCGATTCTTTGCTTCCACGAGCAAATGCGCTCTGTACTCAGCATCGAGTTTATCAATGCTAAAGCCCTGTCGAGTATCGTGCATGATGAGTTTCGCAATTAGTCGCTCATCAACTTCATCTTCCGCGACCGTCATAACTACGTATGGTTCACGACCATCATCAGGGAAATGGCAGATAGCGAATGGGTGCTTATCGAAAACCGATCGCTGAGCAGGTGGAATCCAAGCCAATCGCAAATCTGGATTAAGGTCGTTGATAATTTCAGCAATTCGCTGATGACGCACCGACAGCGCGTTACCATCTGGCTCTAGGATATGAGCGTTACCAAAATACACATTATCTCCTGAAAGCGCCGATCCGGATTCGCTCACCGGCCAGTGAATACAAGTCTTGTAGAGAAAGTTTTTGAGGACTAGGCAAACCTAGTTTAGTAAGCAGTCGCCGATATTCCATCCCGGCCATAGCCGTTGATACGCCAGGCTGATAATATCCTGCATCGACGAGCGATTGATAAATGTTATCGCTCTTACTTACACCGGGAATTGGGATTTGATTATTACGAGTTATAATGGAATTGGAAGCATTAGCAGCGCCGACCCACGATGCAGTATATGGACTAACCTGTGCAGTTGCTCCATCAAAGTAAGGCTTAACCGCACCAGTCTTTTCCATAAGTACCCTATCAATTCTAGCCGTGCTATTGATAGGAGACATACCATTCAGCAAAAGACGCACACCATCGGCATTGGAATTAAGGGCATACGTATTAGAAATACGCTGTGTTTGCCCCGCCGGAACATTAAATGCAGTAGGAGCAGTAGGACCATTAAATGAACCGCCAACGGTTGATCCTACTGCAAGAGTTCCGGTAAATGCCGCACCAGCGGGCGCAATCAAATCCAAAGATACTGTCCATAGATCGCCTGCTTTAGCAGCGACATTCGGACTATAAGTTTGTGCGCCGGTAACAATACCGCCAGTAATAACAGAACTACCCCAGCCGCCACCAGTAGTCAGCCTAGGATCGGAAATCGTATTACGACGAACTTCATACTGGTCGGTCAAACTGCAAATGGACTCAGATGCATTTGCTGCACCCGCCCATGCGTATATTTGGTCCTGTGTTGCAGGTACAGTTGAGCCATCAAAATAAGGTCTAGGTGCGGCTGCTTTTTCAAACAATACTTCATCTATACTAAATGATCCGTTAACATCGAGAGGCGCACTCAGACCTGTGACCCCAATGTTAATAACAACACTTGCGGTACTTGGCGGAACTACTCCGGTTGCCCATATATACATGTAGCCATTTGCATCAGGTACGAATGGCCCAAGACCTAGAGTACCTCCATTAACAGTTTCGCCGGAAGGCGTCAACTGCCAACGCAAACTTAGGTAGGTACTGCCGCCGGAAGGCCATACTCCATCCCTGCGAATCCTGCATGATGCAGTCCAAATATCACCAACAACAAATCCCGTCATAAGCGCGCCGGTACTAATGATTCTAGGATTGACTCCTGTGTTATTTCCTACGGCTTGTAGACATGCTGTACCGGAAAACGGATTAGTCAAAACGCGGGTAACAGAACCCACGTTTGCATAAACAGTCCAACTATTGGCATCCGTTTCAAAGTTGGGGTTAAGTATCTTATTACGTCGAATCTCAGTGACAGTCATAATATCTCCTATGCATTAAGGGCCGAGCCGAATTAACGACTCGGCCCTTAACACGGCAGACGCGATTTACGATTCGGTCAGATCGGTAATAAGGCCCTGAGAGTTACGACGGTGGCATCCCAGTTCTGAATACTGGTACATCATTCCATCGTACTGATCGTAGCCGATCTTCCTCTGCCACATAGAACCGTCACGATTCATCCATGACCAATCACTGTCACGGTAGTACGTGAGTTCCTTTTCATTCAGGAAATACTGACGGTTCGGCGGAGAATCCACATCTGCGACGAAGGGAATCTCTCCTGCATCCGTTGTAAATGCAAGCCCGGTAAACCCGCCCGCGAATTCCTTGGTGTTCACATACTGCCTCTGCTGAACTAGCAGGTTCCAGTATGAGCGCCGAACTCCGAGATTCGAAAAGATGACGGAGACTGTTCCGCCGTTGGTCCGAATGCGGTCAGCCATATTGACCATGATGCCTTCGGAAAGCGCACGGTTAGTTCCAGCATTTGAATCGACTTCGGCCTTCCAAACTGATTCCACGTTCGGGTCAATGTTGTAGAGAGTTCCAGAAGCCGAAACGATCTTTGCAAGACCCGTCCACTCACGGTTTGCGTTACCGATACGAACAAGGATATCGCCGACAGCAGAAGAAACTGCTGAACTAAGCGTAATCACCTTAGTCGCGGTATTCACAGCCGTAATCTGGAGGTTGGAGTTCTTGACGGTCGGCGTCGCATTTCCAAGCGTAGTTCCGTCAATCAGATCACACATTTCGCCAAGTTGTGCGTACTGGACATTCAGCGTGGTAAATGTAGTAACCGTCGTTCCGGCTGTCGTACATGCAGCGATCACGCCAGAACCATCACCATAAACCTGGCGGTTACAGTCCTTGGCAAGATCGGTTTGCAGACCAGTCGTTTCCTGTTCGAGAACAGAAGTGAATGACTGGAAATTCTTGTCAGCCAGTTCGAAAGTCTGACCAGTCAGTGAAATACCACCGTAAAGGTATTTCAGACCAACTCGGGCCGCAGCATTTCCCTGCTGACCAGCGGTAGGAAGTGCTTCGGTTTCTGCTCGGGCACCAAGACCGGCATTACGCCGAGTCTTGATTGCGAAGGTGACATA